AGAGCACGCCGCGCTCATCACTCACCAGCGAGCCGACGAAATAGGTTGTGTCGGCCACCCACAGGCTCGGCGCGGTCAGCAGCGTGTTGCTGTCGATCGCACGCAGGATCACCTTGCGGATCGCGAAACGCCACACGTTGCGCTGCAGCTCGGCCTGGCGCAGCTTCGGGTAGGCGAACGAGGTCTCTTTGGCGTTCTTCGAGTCTTCGGTGAAGCCTAGGACGGAATCGAGTTGCGGGACGCCGCAGTGCTGCAGTGCGCGGTTGGCGATGTCGGTTTCAAGTCGAAACTCGGTGTTCGGCATGGCTGCCACATCGGCATGCCGGCGCGCCTCTCACAACGCACCCGGTCAGGCCACGAGCCCATGCATGGAGATGACGTTGGCAGTATTCCCGAGGCCCAATGCTGGACAGTCAATGGTGATGGCCACATTCGGGCCGCTGGCCGGTAAGGGCGGTATAAAGTTCACGACCAATGGCGGATTGGCCAAGAGAACGCCGGCAACTGCACCGTAGACGTATTGGATCGTTCCCCCCATCAAACCGGAGATCGACACGGTAAGAACGCCGCCCAATGTTGCGCCGCCGCCTGTGATCTCAAATCCGGTCAGATAATTGGTCTTGCCTGGCACGGCCGGCATCGATGCCTGGGCTGCGGCATTGGCGACAACGCCGCTCGAAGTATTGATGAACGCCCCATAGGCCGACGTAATGCCATTCGTCATCGCGGTCTCATCAGGACGAGTAGGGCACCTGAAAGCCGTGGGCAACCACCGCGCTGTTGGTGTTGCCGGCACCGAGCGACGCGACCGAAACGGTGATCGCCTGATTGAGCGCGGAGGCCTGGAGCGGCGGGTTGAACTCGACCACCAGTGGCGGGATGCCGACCGCGGCCCCCACGGGGACGGGGATGTTGTAGGTGAGCGTGCCGCCGAGCACGCCGGTGATGGTGAGCGCGACCACCGAGGCGCCGGTGGCGCCGGCGCCAGTAAATTCGAACCCCGAAATGTAGGTCATCACGTTGGCGCCGCCGGCGGCGAGCACCGCGGTCGCGGCGGCCGCTGCGACGTTGCCAGACGCGGCCGCAACCGGCGTCGCAACCTTGCCGGTATCGCCAGTCGGGTATGGAGGAAGCCCGCCCCTCATGTCAGGATCGACGCCATCTTGCCGCCCATCACACCCTGCAAGTTGTCGACGACGCGCGGCGAAATGGCCGCCGTCGTTGCGGCCGACTGCACGGCATCAACGAACGCATTGTCGGCCGTGACGATCGCTCCGAGATAAGTCGCCAGATTGGCGAACACGCCGAAGCCGTTGGGCGCGTAGGTCGCAAAGGCGGCCGCATACGCCACCTGGCGCGTGCTTGCTGCCACTGCCACCGCATTGATGAAGGTCTGTTCTGCTGACGTGGCCATCAGACGCCTCCGGTGCCGAGTGCCCGCAGTAAGGTCTGAAACGGCTCTGCGCCGATGCTGTTGTTGTTGGCCTTACAGGATGCCACGCACGCACGCGCCCAGGTGATCTCAGCATTATTAGACGTGACCTGCCCGGCCGGATTCTGCGTTGCCGCGCCGGCCGCGGCCTGCCGCGTGCTTTCGGCCGCGTTGCAAGTCGTGTCATGCACCAGATTGCCGGATCGGGTATGTCCACCCATCAGAGAGCCTCCTCGTCGTCCTTGGGTTCGGGCGTCACCAGCCTCGGCTTGCGCCGCACCTTGGCCGGCTCCTCGGCCTCGGCCTCGGCCGTCACGCGCGCCGGGTCATCCATCCAGGCCGCCTCGAATGCAAGCCTGGTAAGAGCGGCCGACGAGCCGGCCTGCGCGCCATGCGCCTGCTCGACCAGCCGCTCGTATTTGCGCAGCACCGCTCCTTCCAGCCTGGCAAGCTCGTTCCAGTGCAGACCCATTACGGCCCCTGTACGTAGTCCACTTCCATCGAGATCACGCCCGCAGTCACGGTGAGCGCGGTTGTCAGCTTGGCGACGATGTCGAAATAGCCGCCGGGGTCGGCCGTGAATTGGGTGGCGAGCAAGTTCACCAGCACCTGCCAAAGCGGGAGGTTCTGGTGCGCCGCCAGGAAGGTGTTGGCGAACGTGATGTCCGCGTTCACCTTCGTGGTTGCGGTTAGGGCCGTCGCCGACCCGAACATTTTGTTATCGACCGGGCCCGAGACCTGCACCACACCACCGGCGAGCGATTGCGGGGTGCCGTCAACGGCCGAGTCCGAGAACGCCACATCGAAGTCGGTCGCGCCGGCGGTCGAGGCGGTGAACAGGTTCCACTTGACGGCCTTGACTTTGGCAGTCGTCGGGATGCGCACGAAACGATAGATCGAGGCGATCGAATCACCGACCACGCCGGTCACGCTATCGTTGACCGTTTTCATGAAGCCAGAGATGCCCTCGCCGGAGGTGATCTCGACCAGCGGCGTTGAGTCCATCGCCGTGATGCTTGCAGACTTGGTGGTGACGACAGCCATCTGTGGCTCCTATAGGATCGGCGTGGTGGTGAAGATGGGGCCGCTTTCGATCAGGCGCAGAAAAGCCTCTAGCGCCTTGACAAGGTCCTTGCGCGTCAGGACCGCGGCATTGGAGTCGGTCGTGTTGAACCGAAACTCGATGTCGTCGGCATTCGGCGCCAGCACACCAGACGTGAAGTCGGCGATCTTGAAGCCGTCATTGCCGCGCTTGATGGAGAAAGAGATAGCAGCCATGGCGCCTCCTTACGGGACAACGTCGGCCGCGGCCGAGGTGTCGGCGGCCAGCACCTGCAACAGCCGGCCAGGCTCGAGCCGGGTCGCGCCCGAGCTCATGCCGGTCCACAACTGATAGGGCAGCGAGGACAGGTCGCGGCGCTGGGAAACGTCGTTCTGCACGTCCTTCCAGATGCCGAGATAGATGCCGGTTTTCACCCAGGTGATGTTCTGGCGAACGTTCGCGCTCGACGTGAGGCGCTCCGAATAGATGATGTCGAATCCCATGAACCTCGTCACCTTGCCTTCAACGAGGGTGGGACGATCGGCACCGGAGAAGTCAGTCGAGACGACCTGCACTTGGTTGAGGAGGTCGGACTCGCCCTGTGAGTTGGTGATCCAGGTGAGGCTTTCCTGGTCGACGTCGACCTGCGCCTTTCTGAATATTCTTTTCGCCTCGATCATTTTTGCGACGGTCAACCCGGAGGCGGCCGAGGAGCCGAACGTCGAGGCGATCTGGAACAGGCCAGACGCGTTGAACACCTCACCCGACAGGCCGCCGGCGTCGGCGCCGATCTGAGCGGTGGCGAACGAGGCGCCGATCAGGCGGTCGTCCCATTCACGGGCGACGGCCGCGGCGGCCACGTCGGAGTATTGCGAGGTCGGGTCGGTGAGCAGCTTGAGCTTATCGAACGAGTCGATGAGCTGCACCGCTTCCTTGTCGATCGGGAACACCCACAGCCTGGTGAAATCAACGTCTTGTCGATCGAGCGGTGCGAAGCGCCCGCTCGGGGTCTTCATCTGGATGGCACCGATGTATTGCACCGGCGACGCTTGCTTGCCGACGTGGAACCCCTCCATGCAACGGCCGCGCAGCTTCGAGGTGCGCTGCTGCAGCTTCACGTTGAGGATGGTCGAGAATTGGGTGACGTAGAGCTTGAACAGGTTCTCGGACATTGTAGTCCCCGTGGGCCATGGTGCGAATGAGCACCGGCTTGCGCCGGCGTTTCCTTCGACCGTGTCCGCGGGGCGGGGGTCGCTACATTGCCAGTGACCTTGTCCTCTCGGGGGCCTTCGTCATCCCATCGGCCTTGTCCGCTAACGACGCCATAAGCGTCACGGGGACCGTACGCAGGACTTACTTGCGGCGGGGATATTGGCGCGTCATCGGTGGCGGCTCAACGCACCGGAAATTAGCCGCGACTTCTCGAAAAGCCGGCACCAATACGACGGGACGATGTGCCCCTCGACCTTCTCGCAGGCGTTCGGGGGCTGAAAGTGCTTGCAAATGCCGCAGTGCGCAGCCGGCGTGCCCTTGGAATAGTTGACCGACTCCTTCGAGCGCTTGCCGTCCTGGCGCGGCGTTTGCTTCAACGAAGCAACGCTGGCCATGCGTCACTCCGCTGATTCGTAAGTCGCCTCAAAGATGTCCGGCTTGCAAGGATAGATTTCGTTTTTGACGCCTTTGATGATCCAGTCGCCAGAACTGGCGCGCATCTCGCCTTCAAGCGTCTTGATGGTCATGTATGGGGTCTCACCGCCCTGTTCCCAAACCGACCCGTCATAAAGCGCATCACGAAGCCAGCTCGGCAGGTGATTTCGGGCAGGCCGGTATTGCCACGCCTCGATCACAACCGGCTTTTTGCGAAACTTTGCCATGCTACTTCTTCAATGACCGCTCGGCGTCGAGGCGCCGCAATTCGAGGCGGGCGGCATTGAACCGATCCACCACTTCCATGAACCCGCCGCCGAGATACTTGGCCTGCAGGTTGGTGTCGGGGTGAGCGCAGACGTTCTCGCCGGTGATGACGCACACGCCACCTCGGCACGCGATCGGGCAACCGTCTGGCATGTGGTGAATGCCATCAAGCCAGTTGTCGGCTGGTGGGCCGTTTGCCTTGGCGGGCTTCGCATCGAGTCGCGTCTTTGCGATTTTCTTGCGCTTCTTGCGCCGCGCGGGTGCCTCGACGAGCGGCGGCAGGCCCTGCGCCTTCCTGGCCGCGAGCTTGGCGGTGCGGGCCGCGCGCACCTTGGCCATGCGTTCGCGCATCGCCTGGCGCCTGGCCTCGGCTTCATCCCCCGGCATGGTTTCAGTCTGCTGCTCCATCATGCGGCCTCCTCTTTGTAATCGCTGATCAGCTTGGTGAGCTGATCGAATTCGCGCCGGGCCTCCGGTTCGTTCTGGACCAGGCGTGCGGACCATTGTGGATTGGCCACGAGCTCGTTGAGCCGGGCCTGTGCCGTCTGTGCGGTGGTCATGAACTCACCTCCTTGCTTGCCGGGGATATAGGCGTCTTCGGTGGTGCCGGCCCCGACCTTGCGGAACATCTCCATGACCCGCGAATAGCCGACGACCTTCTCAAGCGCGGCGACATCCTCGGCGGTCACCTTCAGCTTTTGCGCGCCCTGCACGGCGGTTTGCCGGTTGTACTCGTAGTTGTTGCCCCAGTCTTTCTGCAGTTGCGCCTTTTCCTCGGCGAGCTTGCCGCCGGCGGTTTCGACCTCGCGCTTGTCGGCGTCCTCCATGAAGCCCACGAACGCCTGAGAGAGTGCGGCCGCGCTGGTGGTCGGCAGGTGCAGCTCGAAGGCTTTTTTGCGCATGAACTCCGCGAAGCCCTGATCGAGGTCGCTTCCGTCGGAGAACTTCACGTTCGAGAAGTCATAGCCCTTCTCGTCGACGGGTGCCCCGAACCGCTGATAGACGGCCTTCCAGCCGGCCTCGTCGTTCACATCAGCCGGCAGCCTCAAGAGCTGATGCGGCGGGACACCGAGATACTTCTCGGCCTCCATGTGCCCCTTGGCGGACGCCATGAACGCCTTCATCGGGTCGGAGAGATCGTAGCCCTTCTTGTGCGCATAGGACTTGATCTCGTTGTCGAGAGTCGTGTGCCACGGCGCGGCAGCCGCGGCGGCCACGTTGGTGATGTCGCCCGCCGGTGGGGTGACGGCCGCTGGTGGGGAAATGACGGTCGTATCAGTCATGGGCGCGGTCTCCTGCTCTGGGCGCGACGGTTTGACGAAGCTCAGAATTCTCTGCATCGACGGAAGCATGTTGTTCCTCAGGTGCGCGGGGCACGAAGTTCGCCAACTCCTCAGGCGAGAGCGTTAGGAAGTCGTTGATGCGCAACCACACCTCGCGGCGCCCCTCGAATGCGGCGTGCACGCGCGGGTCGGCATCAAAGCAACTGGCGTCTGCCCTGCAGAACCTCGCAAGGTCGCGCCTCACCAAACCGCCATGCTCGTTGCTGAGTGCAACCTGATAGGCGGCCTTGAGTTGCCGAAGCTGCTCGATGACTTCCGTTCGTCTCATTGCCTACCGTCGAACCCATATTCCATCTCGATCCCGAGACCCTTGAAAATCCCAGCGGCGAGCTTGAACGCCTGCTCGGGCAACAGCGTCATCGGTTCACAGCCATCGATTTCCATGATGAATGCGCCGCTCAACTTGCGGCTGACCTTGATACGGCGATTGGGCTCGGGCTTGCCGATGATCTTCGGCTTGGCTCCGAGCTCGATGCTTTTGCTGACACGCTCGACACGGTGGAATTTGGGGTTGATGTTGGTCATCCCGACACTCCTGGCGCTCCCTGCGGTTGCTGTCCCGGCTGCCCTCCCGGCTGCTGACCGCCTTGCGGCGACACCATGCCGGCCTTCACCTGCGCGGCCTGGGCCTTCATGATTCCGGCCTGGGCGGGCGCGGCCTGTATCTGCTCCTGCCGGGCCTGCATGTCGGCGCGGTTCTTGCGCTTAGCGACAACGGCCCTGTCATCAGCCACCCAACTCTCAGGAACGCCGAGGGTTTCGGCGATGGCGGGTGAGGCCGTATCGTAATCGACGCGATCCATGACGCTTGGGTCCCCAGTCTGCTGCGCCAAGTTGCTCAGTTGCTCCGTCCAACGGAAGAAACCGGACACCTCTTGCGCCTTCTGCGCCCTGGCCAGCGGCGAGGTGTACTCCACCTCATACGATCCACCGGCCTCGCGCAGCCGCGGCGGCATTTCCGGCAAGATCGGCACGCCGTTGTTGGTGAGGGTGGAGAGGATATCGAGCTCGCGGTCGATCATGGGCCCGAGATACTCCGATTGCTGGCGGCCGATCGTGGGGGCGAGCAGGATACCCTTCTCGTTGGTGCGCTCGATCACTTCGGTGGCCGTCATCTCCGGGGTTTCGGTCAGGATTTGGAACAGCGCCACCAGGAAGGTGTCGTTGATGATGGCGCGCTCCATCTCCATCATCTTCTCGTTGACTTGGATATTGCCGGTGGGGAGCACGTGCACCATCGGCTTGCCGTCCGGCGAAACACCGCCCTTGTTCATGGCACCGGGTCGCAAATCCATGCCGACAATGCCGTCATCGGAGACGAGCAGCACCGGATCAGAGGCGCGGTGGCCTTGCTTGAGAAACGTGCGCTTCTGCGCGTTGAGCGTCTTGAGGGCCGGCAACACCATCTGCGCAGGGCCGCGGCCGTACACTTCGAGCGGGGTCTGATCGTAGCGGCTGACCGAATAGGGAAAGCTGCGGTAGCCCCCGCCCGGCTGCATGAGGCACTGGCCCTCGATCGAGACGTAATGGGACTCGAACGGCA